TGGGCAGGATGGGATTGTTGGGTCGGGGGTCTCCATAATTATGGAGCACAGGGTCAAACTTGGGATTGTAGGTCAGAATATATTAAGTCTCAGGGATGCTGTCCACTAAACCCCTATACGGGTTTACCCTTTTAGGAGGAGATATGGATTTTGATGCCTGCGAACACAAGATGAGATTACTTCTAATTCAATTTGGGCAATACCTGAACCCAGAAGAAAAGGATGTTACCAAACTTTATCGCAATGCGTGTAACGCTCTGCAAATCCCTGTAGTTATGGTTAATTCACTTGTCGCCGACCATCTTCCCGCTCCATGGGAAATGAAAGATGAAAAAGGTGAATTTTTTGTTCCGAGAAAAAAGTGCCCCAAATGTGGGAAAGAAAATTCCTTGATTTTGGCATCAATTTGTGCAGCGTGCAAAGACTCTGAGAATGGAAAATTCAAATCAGCATGGAAATGCTTAGACGAGGGGGAGTGTGGATTTATCACAGAAAAATCCGAAAAGTTTTTTAGTCAACGTCTTAAAGAAATGGGCAGAGAAGTTCCAAATGGTTCCAAGGAGATGTTGGGTATCAAAACCATAACCGACGAAGGATTGAAATAATGGAAGACGAAAAGTTTTTCAGGGTTGAACCTGCCGTAGATTACACGGTGAAATACGACTATTCGGACGTTCCGACGATCTGGAATTTCTCGCAGGATAACCAAAGTATCATGCGGGGTCTCATGGGGCCTTTCGGTTCCGGGAAGTCCTCCGGTTGCATTATGGAGATTTTGAAGCGAGCCCAAGAGCAAATGCCTGGCCGTGACGGGGTAAGGAGAACCCGATGGGCGGCGATCCGCAACACGAACCGGGAGCTTGACGATACAACACTCGTTACCTGGTTTCATTGGATCAAGGAAGGACAATTCGGATATTACGAGAAAACGCCCCGAAACTTCATTCTGCAAATGAAATGCGAGGATGGTACTTTTGCGGAAGCCGAAGTCCTCTTCCGGCCCCTGGACAAACCGGATGATGTCGAAAACCTCATGTCGCTCGAATTGACCGGGGCGTGGTTCAATGAGGTTCGTCACATTCCAAAGCTGATCTGGGATACGATGCTTGGTCGAGTCGGAAGATACCCGGCTCAAAAAGATGGAGGCCCTTCCTGGTCGGGGATCATCGGAGATACGAACCCGCCGGATACCGATCATTGGTATTACACTCTCTTCGAGGAAGATCGACCACGGACTTGCCCGGAATGCCAGAACCCGGACGGCGGCTTTGTGATGTTCGTCCGTGACGATCCACGGAATTACAACCTTCCCCTCTATTGCCCAAAGTGCGGACGCAAGGAGGCAGAAGGTATCCCGATGACACAGATTTATAAACAACCCTCTGGTCGGAGCCCGGAGGCGGAGAACCTTCGCAATCTGCCACGAGGTTACTACTCAAACCTCATGGTAGGAAAGGATCAAGGATGGATCACCGTTTATGTCGATGGAAAGTATGGATATGTGAGAGACGGAAAACCTGTCTATGTGAATTGGACGGATTTTTTTCATCTTGCCCTAAAAGACTTAGAGGCACATCGGAGTTATCCACTTCTATGCGGTTACGACTGCACGGGCCGGAATCAGGCGTGGGTAATCAACCAATGGCTTCCAAACGGAAAATTTCACACCTATGACGAACTTTACTCAGAAGATACTGACGTGCGGACTTTTTTGCGAGAAATTGTCAAGCCCTTCATGTGGGCTCACTATCAAGGGATGCCCATTCGAGTTATCGGAGACCCCGCAGGAAAAAGGCGAGGAGACACGGATTCAAGAAACGCCTACCTCGAAGCTAAAGACCAGCACGTTATTATTCATTCCGCTTACTCTAACGTCTGGGATGCTCGATATGGTGCGGTCAACCGCCTCCTTGTCGGAACGCCTATTGAGAACCGGGGCCGCTATCAACTGAATCCGAGATGTAAGATTCTCCACAAAGGATTCTTGGGCGAATACCGATTGGATCGTGTCATGGTAACGGGCCAGGAGCGATATAAAGATGAACCCGCAAAAAACAAAGCCTCTCACGTTCACGACGCCTTGCAATATGCCGCCATGGGAACCGAGCGTGGGATCGAAGACTTCGGCGGTCGAGGTTCACGAGCGGAAACGGCAAGAGCGGTCGAGCCTCCTCCACCTATGGGGGCTTTCACTTAAAAGGAGATCACCATGGGACTCATTCAAATGAAGTCGAACGAACAAATGGTCAAGGAGGAAGAAAAAGCCATCCAAGACCTAATGGTTCTCGAAGAGGAGAAGACGATCACCAGGGTCGTCGATAATCTCGCCGCTTATCTCCGCCGGGCGTGGGAGGACGCCAAGCGAGAGAAGCACGATGTTGAGCAAAAGATTCTCGAAAACATGAGGGCGATCAAAGGCGAGTATAACGTGGACAAATTGAATGACATTCGGAAACTGGGAGGCTCCGAAATTTTTATGATGCTCACGGAAACGAAGACCAGGCATTGTGAAGCCTGGGTTAAAGACATCCTCTTCCAGCCGAACAATATTCCATGGGAGATCGAGCCGACGCCAATGCCAGACCTTCCAGGCGATCTCGAAGAAGACATCATCGAAAACTTCATGTCACAGACCGTCGATGCGGTGCTCACCATGGCGTTACAGAGCGGGACTCCCATAGACCAGAACCTTTTGAGCCAGAGGTTAAAGGCGGCCATTCCTGAAATCAAGGCCGGTGCGATGCAGGCGATCAAAAACTATGCGAAAGAAAGAGCGGAGCAAATGCGGGATCAGATGAACGATCAGCTAATAGAGGGCGGCTGGTATGATGCTATCGACGAGATCATCCCGGATGCGATCTGCAAAACCGGCATCATCAAGGGGCCTACTCTCCGAATCGAGAGACAGAGGAAGATAGACATTGACGAAGAGGGGAACCCCGATTACAAAGTCGAAGACACAAAAATCCCCACTTACGAGCGCAGACCTCCTCTTGACATTTACCCCGGCCCTGGGGCGACTGGCTTCGATAATGCCTATCTCTTCGACAAACTCGCTTATAGCCCATCCCAAATCCAGGGCTTCATCGGACTCCCAGGCTTCAAAGAAACCGAAGTCAGAGCCGTTATGAAGGAATGCGAGGGTGGTTCTCTCAGGTTGTGGACGAATATCGAGACGGAGCGGGCGGAGGCCGAAGAGAAACCGGCGGAGATGATCCGTGATTGGGAACAAGTTGACGTGCTCGAATTCTGGGGTCCGGTGCAGGGCAAGACTCTCCACGAATGGGACTCTTCCCTAAAAAAGTTTGCCCCAGATGCCGATAAATTTTATGAGATCAACGCCTTTCTTTGCGGCAACCATGTTATCAAAGCGATCCTAAATCCTGATCCGATGGGGAAGAAACCTTACTCAAAGGTCTCCTTCATCGAAAAAGCGGGTTCGTTCTGGGGCGTGGGACTCCCGGAAGTCATCGCAGATATTCAGGCGGCGTGCAACGCCTGTGCCCGTGCTCTCGTGAACAATGTCGGAATGGCTTCCGGCCCGCAGGTGGTTATCAACGAAGAAATGCTGGCCGACTTTGAGAAAGGCGACTTCGTTCCCTGGAAGAGATGGTGGGTCAACGATGGCGATGCTTCGAGCCCAGGGAAAAAGGCAATCGACTTTTACCAACCGACCTTGATCGCCCAACAACTCATTTCCGTTTTCGAGTTTTTTATGAAACAGGCGGATGAATCGAGCGGAGTCCCGGCCTATGCTCACGGCGATGTCCAGGTCGGCGGAGCCGGGAATACGGCCTCCGGCCTGTCGATGTTAATGACACAGGCCGCTCGTGGGATCAAACTCTTCATTAAGAACATCGACAAGAAGGGCATCGAGGATTCGCTCCGGCGACAATACTACTGGAACATGGAGCGGAAGAAATTCGCCCACCTGGTTGGAGATCAAAAGATCGTGGCGAAGGGCTCCGTCTCCTTAATTGCGAAAGAGCAACAAGCCAGCCGGATGACCGAACTTCTTTCGATTGCCACCCAAACCCAAACCTTAAGACCAGAAGAAACAAGGAAGCTCGTAAAGAAGGTCTTTAAGGCCCACGAGATCGACCCCAGAGAGATCATGGAGGACTCTCCGATCCCCCTCTCTTTGATGATGGGTTATCAAGCGAACGCAATTCCGTCCCTGGCCAAACCTGCAACACTTAACGCCGCAGGCGAACCGGCCCAGGGAACGGATTTTCAAACAGTCTTCGGGCGAGGAGGCCCGGCTTCGAGTCCGGCTCCCGCTCAATGAAAGGAGGGATAAAACAATGGGTGCAAGAATTCTGAATGGAGTGGAAGCAACAGGAGCGGGGCCTGCCATAAAAAGCGGTGCGGCACAGCATGGCGTAATGGTGTGGTTTACCAATAGCGGCGGCTCGGTGACGGCTTTAAAATTCAAACTTCAAGGCCGAATTAGAGGCCCGGATGCACCGGCAACCTGGGTTGACCTTACCACTTCGTCTCCCCCGGAAGCGGGGCCGGTTCAAGAAGCAACATTCTCCGGCGGAGAATTGACGGCAAAGGCCGCCGTCCGATTCTTCTTGAATCAGCCAGTCGATGACATTCGGATCAATATCACGACCTTGACAGAAACCGGAACAACGGCGGTTTATGCTGAATACAAGAGCGAATTGAATTAACCTAAAGGGAGGGAGGAACTTTGTATGGCATCAAACATCTCGATGATTCAGATCACGGAGGAGGCGTTGAGGGCGATGGCGAACCTCAATGCGGCGAGGGAACCAAACTGGTTAGAGATCAAAAAATGGATGCGGGAATCCAAGGAGACTTTGCAAAGGATGGCGGCCTTTGCGGTGGACGTTCCGGCAGACAAAGTGAGGTTTTTCCAAGGACTCGCCTGGGCGATCAACGATCTTTACATCTTTTCAGAATCACCCAAAGAAGCGATGGAAAAGATTCAGATCGCAAAAGAGCGGGCCGAGAAGAAACTCGAAGGAACTGGGTAATGACGCCAGCCAAAGAGATCATGGAAATCCTCATCCGGTGCAAAGTCATCCCGTCGGATTATGTTGGTCAAGTCGTTCTCCATATCGGACAAGGGGGCCTCTGCGACGTAGAGAGGCGAACGAAGGGCTTAAAGAGGCTCCTTGAAATCTATCCACAGGAGGATAAATCAAATGGCAAAATGGGTTGATGCTGGTGAACAGCAAACATTGGAGGTGTTGTTTCGGTCAACGGCGGTGTGGGCCACGCTCTATATGGGGATTTATACCGATTCATCGGAGCCTGAAGAAGATGCCGGTCTTCCCACCCAGAGCAACCCGATCACAGAGCTTGCCGTTCAATACGGGTATGCGAGAATATCGCTTACTCGTGGGGCAAACTGGACGAGAACCGGCGATTATGTGACCTATGCACAGCAAACTTTTGCCGCCTCCGGCGGATCATGGGCGAACTGTTATGGTTACTTTATCGCAACGTCTTCGGACAATACCGGGTATCTGCTTTGCGTCGAAGACTTTCCGAGCCCGCCCTACAACGTGCCGGATGGTGGGTCGATCAAGATCACCCCGAAGATTACTTGTGCTTAAAAGAAAAAAGTCTGGCGTATCCGAGCGAAGCGAGCTAATCGTATTGGTGAGAATACGCCAGCGAGGAGGTCTCTATGGCTGTCGGTAATGTTGCGTCTAACTTGTCGAGCATTTTGGCTTCGGCCTATCTGGACATCCAGCCGGATTCTGGCGTTGAATGGGTGATCCACAATATCTATCACGAGGACAATGTTCAGCTTGAATTTTATGATGGCTCGAACAGCCTCGTCTTCGATGTGGATTACGGAATGGGAATTTGGGCCTGGTATGAATTCCATTGCACGAACACCCGGAGGATCAGGGTAAAAAACCTTGCAAGCTCCGCCAAGCTCATCGGATACGATGGTGTCGTGACGAAATAGGAGGAACGATGGCGTCAGTCGGCGATGTGGTCTCCGGGCTTTCGAGTCTTGCTCAATACGATAGCCTTGCGATTCAACCCGGTTCGGGAGAGGAATGGGTGATCCACAATATCTATTTTGACAAAAGCATTCAAGTCCAGTTTTATGACGGATCGAATGTTTTGACTTTTGATTGGGTAACTTATCTGGGAAGTAGGCCGTGGAGGGTTTTTCATCTTACGAATGGACGCTACCTTCGCCTTTATGCCCTTGATACTGGCACAACGTTGGCGGGGTATGATGGGGTAAGAATCAAATGAGACGACATGATGACCGTCTGAGAATGGGAGACTTAATTGCTCCCTATAATATCCAAAAAGTCGGACACACGCTGAATCGCTATCACTTCCCATTCCCGTTCGTTTCAAATGCTTATGTTAACGAGATTCCTAACGATGGAATTGTCGCATGGCCGCTTGTTTTGGAAAAACCGCAAATTTTTAACAGAATAGGTTGGTATGTAAGCGGAAGCGGGACGGAACCGTGGGTCAAATTTGGATTCTATGCAACAGATTGGAAAAATATTGCGAACTTCCCTTATCCTGGAAAACTTATTTGGGGGATGCCTACGTGGGCATACATTTTTGGGAGCGGCGAACATATACAAGGGCCTTTTGATCCACCAATCATCCTCCCCGGCAAAGAACTGATTTGGGCTTGCCAGGCAGGGTGGAGAACTGGAACTGCCCTGGAATCAGGTTGCACATCCCTTGACGATTATGATGTCAATCCAGGAAACGGGAAATGCGGAATGCCAAATGTGCTCGGTTATGCTGGCCCAGATTCGTTGGTTTTTCAAAACTGCTACTGGTGGCTAACAAGTCCGCCCGCTAATGATTATAGTTTGCCAGACCCTTTTCCAACAAGCGATGTAACCCTTAGTTATCAACACCTTCCCTGCTTTGGATGGAGGTTTGCGTGAAACGGCTTCATCAAGGATCACTTCATTTCACGAGATTTTTCGAGTCTTGGGCTCCGACTACGGGAGGAAATAATTTCTTTCCTGTAAATTCTCCCATGGACAATGGGGCCTCTCTTAGCCAAAATCTCACCGGGAACTATATTTATGCCTCTCCATTCTGGTTGCCAAGGGATTTCCTTTTGAAAGAATTTGGGGTGCTCGTGAATACCGTAACGACGGCCAACACGGACATTTCCTGGGGAATCTACTGTAATAATTTTTTAACTCTCAGCTATGGCCAACGTTATCCCGGCAATCTCATCGTTGAGGCTTACTATAACAACATTCCCTCTGCCAATTTCTATTCCTCTTCGTTGTCGCCGCCGATTCTTCTCAAAGGCCAAAGACTCTACTGGGCCGCCTTGAGCCTCAATACAGATGGAGTACAGACCTTTAGGTGTGGCGGAACAGCACTTAATCTTCTCGGTTGGCAGAGTGGAGACACGACCTATCCACTTGTCTCGAAAAGGGCGATGTCACTTTCAAGAACGCATACCCAGGCATTACCGAATCCCTTTCCCTCCGGGGCGCAAGATTACAGATTTGCACCGACGATGTTTATTCGAGAACTGAATCAAAGCGGGAGTTGAAAATGAGAGTCGTTCCAGAAGACTATGCAGGTGCGGTAAACATTCTGAGTTTTCTTAAAACCGGAAGATACTACTGCCAGAATTTCACAAAAAATGGTATCTTGAGCTACCGGTCTGTCACGCAAGGATACCTGTATTTAGCACCTTTCTATCTTGGCCCGAAGGTAAAAATCGACCGTCTCGCAATTTATGTCGAGACCGGCGTAGAAAGCGGAAAAGCCACGGCGGGTATCTATGCTTCACGAGACAATGCGAACGTACCTGGCAAGCTCCTCGTTCAAACAAGCGAATTCGATACATCAACGAGTGGGACAAAAGAGGAAACCACGGGGAGAAGTGGTTATCAGCTTCCCATCGTTCTTCCTGGAAGTCGTGTCTATTGGTTATCTTTTATGTTGAAATATAGTCAGAATATCAAGGTCGCCTGGTCGGACGCCTGGCATTTGGGTGTTGCGAATCCGGCAAACGATCCAGCAAACACCTACATTGCCGAATACCTCTATTACACGATGG